GTACTAATTCTATCCTGCGTGTGTTTTCTATGACACGCAGGACCATGGCACCATTGGTAATCCATTAGTGCCTCACTTTCCATGATTGAGATGCTGTTCTATATCCATGAGCATCTAGGTCATAATAAACATAATATGCAACACCTTTTTTTGATGTTCCAAATCTAGATTTATCATCATGCTTTCCACGTCTTGTAATGTGCTTTTTGTCTTTGTTTGAGTAGTAAGTTATATAAAAGTTTTTAGTCATTTATGCCTTTCTGTGTTATGGGATAATCCTATAAGATTATCCCATAATTGTCAAATTAAAACGCCCAAAATGAACATATTAATTTATTGCTTGATTTTGCATTTGTTGTCTTGCAAATGCAATCTTCTCATCTCTAGTCATGACCTTTTTATCTTCCAAAAGACTTGCTAAATTTTCTGGACTATAAATTGACAATGCCAAAGAACTACTTTCGTTCATCATTGTTTCATTTAAAACAACACCAACTTTATCAGCAAGGGCTTTTGCTTGGTCAAAAAATCTATAAGATTTTAAACCTAATCTTAAAGTTTTCATTTTGCCCTCAACATAATTATACATCTGTTCATGTTCTCTAATTACATTGTCAGCACTAGCAACATACATTTTAAAAAAGTTTAATGTGTTTTCATCAACTTTGTATTGTCTTGAATGACAATAAGAACTACCGATTGTCCAAAGTTTGAAATCATTTTCACACTTGTGAACTGGTTTTTGGATTGATTGATCTTCGTTAGATGAATTTTGAAATCCTAAATAACTATTGACTGCGCTTTCATCAGCATAATATTTTGGATTTCTTTTTGAGTAATCATCATTGATTGATAATTTAAAATCTGGATTTAAACCTTTTGATTTTAATTCATCTCGATAATATGCTCTTGCAAAATTTCTGCCCATATCAAATCTTACATGGACTTCATCTTGGCTATCATATTCTCGACCCTCATCATCAACTTTTGTGATTGGTCTTTGAACATAGAAACAATTATCCTCATACAATTCGCCACCTGCTCTATTGTATTTTGAAATCATCTTTCTAATTGTGTCAACATCTTCTTGTGGTTGATGAAATCTCACAACTTGTTCAATCTTCTCTTTTGCCTTTTCACGCATAAGATCATATTGTTCTTTTGCTTGAACCAATTTGTCTTTTACTTTATCTTCATAAAAAGATTGAAATTGATTTGCAATCACTTTTCGCTTTTCTGCGTTAAGTGTTATTCTCTTTTCTTTAGTCATGCTACCTCTTTCTTTGTTATTTATTTTTTGCATAAAATAAATTTATACACTTGAAATATGGATAGTCAAGTATTATATAGGATATAACAAATTATTTAAATTTTACCTAATTTGTTGGGACAACTTCTGGTTGTGGAGCAAAGTAGATTGAAAGAGATCCAAACGCTTGCACATCCAGAACTGATCCCTGGTCTCTGAATGAAGTACTCCATTGTAGCTACGATAATTGGCTTCAGAGACCTGGGATCAGTCAACGCGCCGCCGCCGCTGTACACAGGGACCCTGGCGTTGGCTGGTCTAGTTTAGAATGATTCTAATTAACAAATGCAACCTGTGGTTGTATCTAGGGTGCGACACTTTGTCTATTGACTTATGTAGGATTATCCTATATAGTATCTGGCGCCAGGTGCTAATGCATAACTCAAGTACAGCGCGAAGGAACGGGCCTGGCACTTACAACCACAAGTTGTATGTTTCACGTGAAACATGGAGACCCATTATGAACACATTAAGAATTGACAACAATAGGATTATCCTATACAAATGAATTATGTTTACTTTTAAAAAATATAAAAATTTTCCAGACTGGTTGCAGAGCTACCAAGAACTGGAGAAAAGTAAGCAGTCCCAAACTGCAGGGAACGATGCAGACATAAAAGACGGAGTTAATATGTCTACAAATGGCACACTTGTCAGTAAGTCAGCGAGCATGTGGGATGAGTCCTACGGCAAAGCTTTTGAGGATTACTCAAACAGCGAAATCGCTAGAGAGATAATTATTAATGCTTTATATGATGCTGTTATCAAGCACCAAGGCACTTACAATAATTATTACTTACAACAAGTAGAGAATGACTATGGAGATAGTCGGGCAGTAGCTGTGAGAAAAAAGATGGTCCAATACATTGGACGTATCTTTAGAAAGTATCACACTGCGAAGTTCGATATGTCTGGTCATCCGATACTACACGATGTTTTTCATAAATTTGAAAAACATGGTGAATTAAAGTTCTTCTAGAAGAACTGAGATCCAGGCCCTCGAGGGCCTGGGTCCTGACCCCTGGTCCTGTGTGCACCTTGTTGTAAGTCCCAAGAAAACAAATGACACTTGGGCGTTCAGTTAAGCAGGACCTGGGATCAGTAGAAAATCGGACCCTGGGACCTACTGGTCAGCTTGTGGTCCAATTGGTCTTGGACGTTATGCGCAACAGGATCGCGTTAGGGTAAAGCCGGGTGAGACCTACCGGCAGCCACAAGCAACAAGAGTCCTTGGATGGAATGAGCCGGTTGAGGTGCACTATAGAGATTACTCTTCCTGCCAAGGACTCGCAAGCTTCAAGCAGCAAGCTTCAAGCTTGACAAGCTATCCAGGATATGATAGGATGGATTTAGAAAGGAAAACATATGACTAAAAAATTAAAAGAAGAGTATCAACCAGGTGGCAGCAAGCGCCACGTAATTTTACAAAAAGCAGTAGAGTACCTGAAAGACCCAAGGTTTGGCCTACAGGGCGACAAGCAAAGCTTCCTGATGGACAAGCTGGGCCTGTCAAGCTCTGAGTATTTACAATGCCTGAACGATGCAGCGGGCGGGGATTGCTGGCAATGAGAGCCAGCCCCTTGAACCTTGAAGCAACAAGCCGCAAGCTTCAAGCAGCAAGCGCCAAGCTTCAAGCTTGACAAAACAAGATTCAGGGATTATAAAGGATGTAGAAAGGATAAATTATGAAACCATATAGAGCAACATTAAGATTATTATTTGACTATGACAGGGTGCTGGTGGATGTGATCCAGTTTTTAGATAGTCACAAGCACAGCAACGAACCAGTTAGAGAGAAGGTTGACAAGCTTTTAAATCATAGCGATCAATTAAAAAAAGCTGTTGAGCTGGAATTGAAAAGTCATGAAACAGGCGTAAGGACCACAGAATTATGAAAACAGATGAAGCATTAAAAATTATAGGAGGCAGCCTGTCGAAGCCTTCGAAGATGCCGGGCTGGTCGATAGGTTTACCGGCCAAAGAGTGCAAGACAGGCGGCAAGCTTCAAAAGGTGCCAGGCTCAGTCTGTTATGACTGCTATGCCCTGAAGGGGTGCTATGTTTTTAAAGTTGTGCAAGATGCGCAATACAGAAGACTGGCAGCCATCACAGGTGACAAGTGGGTTGATGCAATGGCCCACCTGATCAACAGCAAAAAGCCGGATGTGTTTAGATGGCATGACAGCGGCGACGTCCAAGACCTGGACCACTTGATGAAGATCTACGCAGTGTGCAGGTTGACACCTGGCAAGCGTCATTGGTTACCGACTCGTGAAGCGTGGATCAAGAAGCACTTGCAGCATAAGCCAAACAATTTAGTCATACGATTCAGCGCGCCGATGGTGAACCAGCCGGCGCCGGAGTCGTGGCCCAACAGCTCAGAGGTGGTAGACAAAGACTTTAATTGCCCGGCGTCTCTTCAAGACAACGAATGCAAAGATTGCAGAAAATGCTGGGATCCTGAAATAAAAACTATAAGATACCACAAACACTAAAATGTTCAGACACCCAAACTATTATAAAGAATTACGAAAGCTACGTAATAAAACGGATCAGGTCATTAGCCCCAGGGCCGAGACGTCGGGAACGGGCGTGCATCCTGATCCGGGCCTAAAGCGTCAAGCTTCAAGCGTCAAGCTCACAGATCCTCAAGCAACAAGCGACAAGCATCAAGCTCCAAGGCACAAGCGTCAAGCTTAAAGCCACAAGCAACAAGCTCCTTGATCCTGGACCCCCGAAAAAGTTTCAAGCACCCTGAACCGAGGTGCTCAATGCAGATGAATGTGTTGTTAGGATGCTTCACATGGAAGGCAATTTGGTGTGGTGAAAACCGAATCTTATTACCCTTTGTTACTTTCAGTTCTATTGTGAAAAAGTGGCCAGAAGTATTGTAGCCCAATAGATCAGGAGTACCGGATAAGCTAAGATTTTCAAGTCGGATCCACGATATTTCAGGTATAAACTTTTTAATTTTTGCATATAATTTTCGCTCAGGTTTCAAGGTAACTAGGGCTTTCTAATCAGGTGTTTTAGGAGCGATAATTATCTTTTGACTCTCTGGTTTTAATACAACACGAATCGTATTCTGTCCAATAATATTTGACTCTTGCACTTCAATTCTTTTTATCTCTTCCAAGTGATGACCAACTTGCACATAGATACGAGCATTACCAATACCAGTAGTTTTCTTTCCTCTGATAACCGTAAATTGTTCTAAGTATTCCTGTAGATGTTTAACAAACATTATTGACTTTATAGGATAGTTACCTTAAAAAGTCAACATGGGATTACCAAAAAGACTTACAGAAATGCAAATGAGATTTGCAGAACTACTTGTGTTTGGTGATGAACACGGACCACTTACACAAACAGAAGCCGCTTTGAAAGCAGGCTATTCACCTAAACGTGCTAGAGTAGAGGCATCAGAATTAACAAATCCAAGACTATCACCACTTGTCGTAAAATATATTGGTGAACTACGAGAAGAGAGAATTAGAAAACATGAAGTAACTTATGAGGGTCACATTGCAGAACTAGGTAGACTTAGAGAAGCGGCTTTACGTAAGGGCTCTTTCTCTTCTGCCGTAAATGCTGAAGCCAATCGAGGCAAGGCAGCAGGATTATACATAGACAGAAAAATAATAAAAACTGGGAAACTAGAAGATATGTCAGAACAAGAACTAGAAGCAAAAATGAAACAACTCTTAAACGACTACGGACAGATAATAGATGTGACTCCATCTACAACTTCTGAATCTTCTTTACCCAAGCCCGAGGAATCATCGTCCGATCCCCAAAAGTAATTTCGTTATCATCTTTATCATAACTTGCAAATAGTTTTATAGATTTATCATCTTTAGAATACAACCAACCCTCATTCACAGGTCGTGCTAGTTTCATCTTATCAAACTCTTTGTCGGTAGCCCAGCCAGAGTCACTGACACAATCAATCCACTCCACTCTGACTCTCGGATAAGGTATATCGGGAGCCCCATCAGCTGCAATTCTTTTTCGTCTTTTCCTAGGCATGATATGTATCTAGCATACTAATAGCAATCTAAAAAGTTTAAAAAGTTTCACAACAAACTCAAACTCGCGCGCGTAGGGCATCTGATGGTACAAAATAATCTGTACTCAAAAACATAATTTGTACCATGATCTGTCCACCCTAAAGTCAATAAAATCAACACTTCTAGACCAAAAGTACAAAAGGTACACTTTTTTTGAACAAAAAAAATATTTTTTTTTCAAACTTTTTAGATCTCTATAGTATGTCCTTTGCCTTATTATCGCCATAATGTAGACTCATTACTGCCAACTTATCTTCAGCGGAGCCTATCACAGCTAACAATTTGTCTACCTCACCTGTAATATCTGGGTGCTCTGGTATAATAAGTTCTTGATCGCTGTAGCATTTAATCTTGTATTTGGCGTCAGCTATTTCAGCTTCGTATCTCTTCTTTAGAACCATTTTAATCTGATTGTTCATTGTTGTCCTCCATTTCTCTCATTTCTATATAGCCATCTTCGTCTTCGTACATTACCCATTGAGTCTCACCATCATAGTAATATCCATGTATTCTACCCTTACGCTCCATTAAAAAAATCCTCCGGGTTCATAGGTTTTACTTTCTCCTTTTCATCAAAAATTAGGTCATGATACATGTCTAATCTTTTTAAAAACTTATGTTTATACTGCCTTAATTCTGCCCCACTTACGACAAATTCTTGATAATATAAGTCAGGCGTGCATACCATGATAACTCCTTGCTCGATTCTTGACTGGTGAACGTAGTCATGGGCCATGGCGTAGGCTGCGATTTGCAGATAATAATCTTCGATCCATTCTTTCTTCTTCGGACGATTAGCTTGCTTGAAGTCAACAATAGTTTCATGACCATTGTGTAGACAGACAAGGTCTGTCGAACCTGCGTATAGACCCGGATAATATAACGTAACTTCGGAACCATACCACTCTTCCACAGGTGTAAGACCCACATCAATAACTTT